AATAGTCTGTGGAACGTAGTACGTATAGTAGTTACCATCAGCGCCACCGATCTGAGGCGAACCCAGTCCGGCACCTCCTCCACCGCCACCACCGCCTCCACCACCCGATCCACTCATCAATCCACCGAGCATACCGCTGAGCATGCCTGTGATCTGTCCAAGACCAAACTGGTTTGACAGTTGACCGAGTACCCCACCCATACCCATTCCTGTCAAGCCATTTATGCCACTCATGCTAGTCATATTGGACAGTTGTAATAGCCGTTGAATACTCTGTGGCGCTTGTAGTAGGGCTCCGCTTTTATTGCTAGGGTCTATAGACTGAAGCATGCTGAATATATCAGAGGCTTTATTCTTACTCACACTAGCAGTCGTAGGAAGTTCTGCAGTACTAGAATACTTCTTCTTCGCCTCGCCTGTTAGTTCTTTTCCATCTTCACTAGACTTATAATCTGCTTTATTATATTCAGAAGCGTCTGGCGTTAGCTTGAACAGGTTCTGTGAGTCAGACGAAGATGATCTTGTTAGTATCGAGAACGGGTTAAGTGGAGGATCAGGATTATCTAATGCGTGAGTAGGAACGTCGTTGTACTTATTATCGATGTCGTTATTAGCGCCGGTATTCTTCTGCTCATCTTTTAATTTACCGGCGCGCGCGAACGTTCCGAGTATGACGGGATGCTGATGCTCCTCGTCCATATAGAATCCCATTACTCTGGATCCTACGATCATGCCTGTTGGCGACTTGCCGATCTTGCGCGTAGCTGCTGAAGTTATTGGTTGTAGAGGTAGCGCCCAAGCGAGATGCTCGTCTTTAGTGCTCTGCTCGTCGTCTTGAAAGCCGTATATTCTTATTTGAATTCTTCCGGACTGCCATGGGTCTTTTAGACTTCTGACTTCACCGATGAAATACTTCATTAACTAACTCCCTCATCAAACCCAGCTTTAATGAACTCTACTATCGTGGTCCAACGCGGTTTTGATCCAGCGGGATTGACTTTGTTTCTAACGTTAACAGCCAAAACCTTCGCGGTTATCTGAGTCTCAGCGTTACCATCACTGAACGCAGACTTATTCGGTATATTTATGTCAAATGTCTGGCCTACTGTTATCTTAGAGTTGCCGTTCACTTCCATCCAACCCTTGTCGTTAGTAAGTCTTGCGGCCATCGCGTGTTTGTATGGAAGGGACTCTGCGATGTATGTCTGATTAGGAACGTTAGCCTTATCATACGCTATGTGCGCGTCCATTGGTTTCTCTTCAACAGTGACAGACGAGACGTCAGACGCCTGCTGCTGAGATATTGGAGACTGTCCGGTCGGCAGTTGGAAGTTATTATTCTTAGTAAAGTCTTTCTTTACCTGCTTGCCTGAAGCGGCGCAGTACACGCTCTGAGAAGGTGTAGAATTATATCTTAATGGTGTATAGAATGACGTAGGAACGTAGAAGTTTATTATGTTCTTATAATCGTCAGACGTTGACGTGGTCTTGCTGCCGACGGTCGGGTCCTGCTTGTACGTAAATCCAAGACCCATGTCGTCGTCCATCATCTTCTTGAACGTAGTAAATACGTTAACCTGATCGCCGGACTGATTTCTTCCTTTATAGAGTGCGAATGCAGATCCGTCGTTTTGATAGTCTTGAGACACGTGTAGGTTTCTTAATTTCTTAATTACCTCATACGGCTTCTTGCTGTTCGCACGAAATATCTGCTTACCGTTAGTCTCTTGTCTGATGTCTATCTCGTCTTCAGTGCCGGTGTAGTTCTTGAGTATGTCTTTGACTACGTTCGACGTCTGATCGTTGTAGCTCTTATTGACTACGTTCTTCTGAGCCTTGAGCAGCTCTGGAGACACCATACGAAGCTCATATGTCTTTGCCTTCATCGCGCCGGTGTGTAGCAGCTTAGCGTTCTCTACCATCATAAAGTTAAAGCTGGCGGGTGAGTCTCCACCAGGAGTGCTAAAGCTTATCTTTATCTTCTCATCGCCGGCGAGCTTGTTTTGACCAAGAATATCTTGCGAGTCTAGTACGATCACGTCTGCATACGTATGATGGTCTAGTACGCTCTCATAAGTATTAAAGCTGAGTATAGTTATTCCATTTCCGTTGAAGTCCATTGTACCTCTGTCGGAACTTATCTCAAACTTTTGAATATCGATATCACCTGGTGTATATGATGCCATGTTACTTCAACAGAGCCTTTATATCTAGAGCTACAGTCTTAGCGTAAGCGCTATCGAGAATGTTCAGCGTCTTCTTGCTCTCATTCTTTTCGTTCTCATAGTCGTAGTAGTTGACAGGCGAGAAGTATGCAGCTGTCGCGTCGTCAAAGTTATTTACTAGTGTCACCGCGGCAGTGAATCCGATGTTCGCGCCGCTCTGATGTCCGTAGATGTATGTAGGACCATAGTACTGCTGTTCTTGAACGATATAGGCGCTCGTCTCATCAGTTATGTAGTCGTTAAGTTCGTCTTTAATTCCATACGACTCTGGGAACTGCACTAGAGTGTTAGCTACCTCATAACCAAACACGTGCTGGAGATATAGACTATTGCCATTAGCGAATAGTACCTGTCCAGTACCGGTCTGATTAGTATTAAATTGAATCGTGCAGAGCTCGTCCATCATAAACGCGTTTGCGTTAGAAGAGGTATCAAGAGTGTACGACACGATGCTGTTCGTGTTTATGATTACGTCTTCTTGCTTTCTTACGTAGCTGATCACGCTTCCATTTAGACCGTACTGCGGCTCCCAGAAATTCACAGCCTGAGGCGCAAGGGCGTTGTAAGCTGAAATGCTTATAGGGTCAGTTCCGGCCCAGTTGTTTCTAAAATATTTAATTCTGGACTGCGCTGATTCTATAGAGCCGTACTTTGCTACGATGAACGCGTTAAACTCATCATATGTGAGATACCAATTGTAGTACGGATCGATCATGTTGTTAGACAGGTACAGGAGCCAGCTGTAGAAAGCGTCGTCGTAGTACCTATTCGCAAACTGATCCGGTCTCTCGTACTCATTTAGATCGTATGGATAGAAGACGTAAGGATTCTTCAGCGTGTTGTCTGTAAATACAACGCGCTCGGTAATGTCTACTACTTTATTGTTTGCGTATGTCGTTGTCGGAAACATACTAAAATATCTTTGCGGCATTGTACTACCTTATCCTGATGGCGGCTGCATATCGCTTCTGATCCAGTACTCTACTTCTGTCAAGTTGACTGTAAGTCTTACCTGCGCCGGACCCTGTGAGCTTCTAAAGAATGCCGGCATACCAGCACCTGTATAGTCTATGTTTACCGATCTAATGGCGCACGGCTTCATTTCAAATAGATTCTTATCTGGAAAGAAACGCGGTACGACTAAATACGGATACTTGAGAGTAGCGCCGTTAGATCCTAGTGTTCCGGCTCCAATGCCAGAATCTGGCATCATGTAGTATCTAAAAGATTGTACTATGTTTTGGAGATCTCTACTTTCTTTCTCATTTCTAGGTGATAAGAGCCAAGTAAAATGAAAGTCTTTAAATTCTGGACTCTTAAACAGCATGACCATAAATGGGTTAATTACTTGGCCAGAAAAGTAACTAGCGACGCTCTGCGCTTTAGCTCCCACACCGAGGGCAGTAGATACCGTGCTTAGATCTAGTTTGTCCGCGACCATGCTCGCAAGATCACCGGCGGTGTCTATTAGATTCTCAGACTGCCAGTTCATAGTCGGATTGTCGTTTATTCTATCAGGCATTGGCAACGCTACGCTGGTACCACCACCGGCAAACTGAAGCTGTGCGACCTGTGATAGATCTGATCTCTGATACTCATAGAACGAGAACATCATCCAGTACTGCTTACTGTCGTCAGCCAAATCACTCGGAAATGTATATGATGCGTTTGTATACGATGGAGCTGTAGGAGGATTTCCTGCCATGATATTCCTTGCTACTAAATATTTTATTAGTTATTTATATGGTATCTGAGAGATAGAATGAGAACATACAAGGGAAAATTTAAACCAAAGAATCCACAGAAGTATAAAGGCGATCCTACAAATATTGTGTATCGCTCTCGGTGGGAGCTCATGGTGATGACGCGTCTAGACGACGATCCTAAAGTCATATGGTGGCAGTCTGAAGAGACAATAATACCATATAAGTCTCCAGTCGACGGCAGGTGGCATCGCTACTTTGTCGACTTCTGCGCCAAGCTCATGAAGCCGGACGGCGGGACTAGGACTATATTGATAGAGGTAAAGCCACACGCCCAGACCCAGCCGCCGATGATCAAAGAGAGCAAGTCTAGAAAATACATACAGGAGGTGATGACGTGGGGCGTGAACTCAGCCAAGTGGAAAGCGGCTGAGGAGTACTGCAAGGACAGAGGATACGAGTTTATCATACTGACAGAGAAAGAACTGGGTATCAAATTTTAATATAAATATGATGTATCTAACTTTGGAAATTAAATGGACATAGTCTTTCAAAAACTATTAAACCAGTCTACTGCTAAATTGCAGTCAGACCAGAAGAATTCGGTCGATTGGTTTAGAAAATTAGCGCTCGGCGTTAATCGCGTCAACACGCCTGAGATACTAAACACCAAAAGCCCATTCAAAAGACTAGTAAAGCTATCAGAGACGTCGATAGGTAAGATGTACATGTTTACCTACGACCCAAAGCTCAAAGACAAGCTTCCATACTACGACGTGTACCCGCTCGTGTTTCCTATCCAGTACCACAACGACGGTTTTCTAGGAATCAACCTTCACTACCTACCACCGTTGGCTAGGGCCAAACTGATGGACGCTCTGTTTACACTAATAAATAACGATAAGCAAGATAAGACTACTAAACTGAAGATATCATACGACATATTGAATACGTCTGCAAGATTTAATCTCTTTAGACCGTGCGTTAAGAAGTACCTGTTCAACCACGTCAGATCTAACTTCTTATACATCGCGCCAGATGAGTGGAATGTAGCATTAATGCTTCCGACACAGAAGTTTGTTAAGACTACCAGCTCTGGTTCTCAGATTTCTGTCAGCGCAACTCAAGTTTATAAAGAATCGGTAAGTAAATCGCATGTTTAACATAGACACATTTAAGTCCGGATTCGCTCGTAACGGCTACCTGCAGACAAATCGATTCAAGGTGGTCATAGCAGTCCCGGACGTCATGCAGGGCCAGATGAACATAAACCAGAACGGCGCTGTGAATCAGGGTGGTATAGCAAACCTGCTCACCTTTAGAGCAGAACAGGTCAAAGCGCCAGGCGTCACGCTACTCACCAACGACACGTATCGCTACGGTATGGGTGTTAGACAGGCGATGCCGTACAACGCTAACTACACCGACAACGTTATAACCTTCATCTCTGACGG